CGTAGTGGACCCCGACTACGTCGTGCTTGGTGGCAACATGAGATTGAAGGCCGCACAAGAGGCAGGGCTGACCGAAGTGCCCGTCTACGTCGCCTCGTGGGAGGAGGCCAAGCACAAGGAGTTCATCATCAAAGACAACCTCGCCTTTGGGGAGTGGGACTGGGATATGCTCGCCAACGAATGGGATGCGGAAGAGCTCGACGATTGGGGTTTGTCTGTATGGATGCCAGAAGCAGAAGAGCCGGGCCTTGATGAACTTCTCGGTGAGGAGAAGAATAAACCAGCCACAATGAAAATCACATTCACCTCGCCCGAACAGCTACAGCAAGCCGAGATTGATATTAGGGAGATTTTGGACAGAAAATATCAAGGGGCATATTTTAGCGTTTCCGCAGGCGAGCTATGAAATTAGAAGTAGCTTCACACAAAGCGACAAAATATGCTTGCTTATATTTTCACTACGCGAAGACGGTTCCAATCAACACCTTTGGTTTTTCCGTTTTTAACAACCAAAATGAATGGTGCGGCGTTGTCTTGTTTGGAACAGGAGCAAGCCCACAAATTGGAAAACAGTTTAATCTTGCGCAAGGTCAAGTCATCGAGTTTGTTCGAATGGCGTTGAACGGCAAACAAGAGTTGCCTGTGTCCAAAATCTTAAGCGTGGCGGTGAAGATTTTTCGAAAAAAAAACCCTTTGGTCCGCCTCCTTGTAAGTTATGCCGATCAAGAACAAGGGCACACGGGAATAATTTATCAAGCCGCAAACTGGATTTACCTTGGCGAGGTCAAATCCCCTCCAATTATTGAAGGTCGCCATAACAAGTCCCTCGGCGGGAGTATAGGTGCTGCGAGGAAGCGCCTGGGACGCGAGCCCGAAGTTTACTATCCCAAACCCAAACACAAGTACATTTATGTATTGGACAAAAGAGACCGAGAAAAATACCTACATTTAGCCAAACCATATCCACGCGCATGAAGCACAGCAGGCGGTGCGCCGTGCATCCAGCACGGAGGGGGCGGTTCGATTCCGACCCATGCGCTCTAATTCTTCCGAGATGGAAGCACTAAAAACCAACAAAACCGACAACAAAAAAAGGGCCATGCTCGAAGCCTTGGAGCGTGCCCTTGGAATTGTCACCACGGCGTGCAGCGCGGTCGGCATCAATAGGTCGACGCACTATCAATGGATGAAGGACGACCCCGAGTACAAGCAGGCCGTCAAGGACATCGACAATCGTACCCTCGACTTTGCAGAGAGCCACCTTCACAAGCTCATCAAAGAGGGCAACCCAGCGGCGACCATCTTCTTCCTGAAGACCAAAGGCAAGGCACGCGGGTATGTGGAACGCCAAGAGATTGAGATGGCCGAGAAGAAGCCGCTCTCGTGGTTCGTGTCTGACGACTCCAGCGTGAGTTGAGACAGCCCGCCACATACTACCACGTCAAAACCTCGCCTGCGAAAATCCAAGTCCACCAAGGGGGCACGCGGAGCGGGAAGACATACTCTATCCTCACGGCCCTCATCGAGCTGTGCCACCGCAACGAGAACTCGGGGGCCGTCATCACCATCGCCCGCAAGACCTTTCCCGCGATCCGTGCGTCGGTCATGCGTGACTTCTTCGAAATCCTCGAACGCGAGGACATATACAACGTCGAGCTCCACAACAAGTCCGAGGCCACCTACTACCTCTTCGGCAACCTCGTCGAGTTCATCTCGGTAGACCAGCCCCAGAAGGTCAGGGGACGCAAGCGCGACATCCTCTTTGTGAACGAAGCCAACGAGCTCACCCTCGAAGATTGGAGGCAGCTGATGCTCCGAACTACGGGCAAGGCCATCATCGACTACAACCCCTCGGATGAGTTCCACTGGATATACGACCACATCCTCACACGCGACGACCATGAGTTCTTCAAGACCACCTACCGAGACAACCCCTTCCTCCCCGCGTCCACCGTTCAAGAGATTGAACGACTCAAAGAAGCCGACCACGACTACTGGAGAGTGTACGGCTTGGGCGAGCGCGGCGTTTCCCGTGCCACTATTCTCACGCATTGGAAGACAGTACCCCAAGTCCCCGACGGATGGAAGCTGCTCAACCTCGGCCTCGACTTCGGATATACCAACGACCCCACCGCCATCGTGAAGGTCTACACCGACGGGCACGGCTTCTGCCTCGATGAGGTATGCTACGCCACGGGCCTCACCAATGCGGCCATCGCCCAGACGCTACGAAGCGAGGAGATAGGCAAGGCCATGATAGTTGCCGACTCCGCCGAACCCAAGTCCATAGACGAGATTCACGGGCACGGCTTCAACATCCACCCCGCAAGGAAGGGGCCGGACTCCGTGCGGGCAGGTATCGACTTCCTCCGGTCGCGGCCCCTGTTCATCACCGAGCGAAGCGTCAACGGCATCAAGGAGCTCCGCAACTACAAGTACAAGGAAGACAAGAACGGGCGACACCTGAACGAACCCGTCGATGCCTTCAACCACTTCATCGACGCGAGCCGCTATGCCATCACCTGGAACCAGACGAATCCCAACTTCGGGAAATATGCCCTGGGATAACTTCAGAAAACACCCTCCCATGAGTTATAAGAATATGGAGCTTCGCCTTCCCGCCCACTTTGCCGATCTTACTCTTGGCCATCTTATGGCCTTGGAATCGGAGACCGACCCTGTCAAGCGGGTTTCGGCGGTCACAGGCGTTCCTACCACCAAGCTACGAGAGATGCCCCACAAGCTCGTCACCGAAGCCGACGCGCACCTCTCGTACCTCCTTACCAAGGAGCACGCCCAGCACAAGGAAATCATCGAACTGCGAGGCATCAAGTACGGCTTCATCCCGAACTGGGAGGAGTTCACGACGGGGGAATGGATTGACATGGAAGAGTGCACCACCGACTTCTGGAAGCACGCACACAAAGCCATGAGCATCTTGTACCGACCCGTGGACAGGAAGTGGGGAGACAAGTACACCATCCTGCCATACACGGCGAAGGAGGACAAAGAGGTCTTCCTCGATATGCCCGCGCCCCTCGTGTCGGGTGCCCTCCTTTTTTTTTGGACTACCGAAACCGAACTGCTGAACACTTTGCGGTCCTCTTTGATTCAAAAGACGAGGGAGGCGATGAATTTGCTAACAAGTGGGGCTGGTACCCCGTCCTCTACACCTTGGCTGGCGAGGACTATCTCAAGATGGATGCGGTCACGGCTTCACCCATCGGACACCTCTTCACCCACCTCGCCTTCCTGAAGGACCTCGACCACAAGCGCAAAGCATGATAACCTACAACAACATTGTCCAACGGTTCGAGACCTTCTGTTCCTCGCACCCTATGATTGAGACGTTCTCCCACGGGAGCCCTGCCGACGTGGACCTCGAGAAGTTCGAACGCTACCCCCTCGTTCATCTCGTGTACACGGGAGCGGACTACAACACCGAACGCACCAAGACCTACAACCTCGAGGTCTACATCTTGACCCTTCCCCCAAGCGCGACGGACAAGGTTGATTATCAAAAGGAAGCATTCAGCGACTCCGAGCAGATTGCCGAGGACATCCTCGCCGACATCCAGACGGGGGGCATCATCTTCACCTTCGGCTACAACTACGACGTGACTTCGGCCAGCGTCACCCCCCTCGAAGAAACCACCTCCAACGTCTTGGCAGGGTGTCTCCTCGACATCGCCATCGCGGTGCCCTACACGTACGACTCCTGCAACACACCACTCTCATGAACAACTGGAAACTCCGACATAGCTTCACGGGCAACGCCACGTCCGACGTACAGACGGTCAACGGATACCTCGCCGACCCTGCCTACCATCTCACCACCAACTTCCTCCTTTATTCAAACCAATTTGACAGTTGGATTGTTTCTGGTGGCACCACAGTAACAAGCGGACAAACGGGATACGACGGAAGCAGTGATGCCTACCAAATCACAAAAGACGCGAGTGGCTTTCGGTTTGTGAGGCAGGGGTTGACATCTCCCACAGGAGTTGTGACCTTCAGCGTATATATGAAGGCTGGCACTTTAACTACTGCGACGTTGAGGTTGTTGAGTTCTCCCGATGCACGGGCAAAGTTCGATTTGAACACCGGGGCCGAAATCAGCAGTCAGAATGTTTTGGGCACCTCGAGTACAAACATGGGCGGCGGTTGGTGGCGTTATTCTATGACTGCGGAGATGACTACAATGGCGGAACAAGTCATTTATCCCGATGATATTGCAGCGACCAACGCAGGATACATCTACATTCAAGACGCACAGCTTGAGGAGGGCACACAGGCCACCACATACGTCGAGACGACCACGGAACCCGTAACGCTTCCGGACACCTTCAACGTGACGGTCGTCCCCGACGGGAAGGAATACGCCGCCCCTCTCTTCATCCCACGGACGAACCTCCTCCTCCAGTCGAATCAGTTCGACACTGATTGGTTCAACTACAATAGCACGGAAAGCGCAGGCGAAAGCGGATACGATGGAGGCAGTGATGCTTGGCTTCTTTCTAAAACTGGCGCCTCTGGACTTTTACAACAATACATAGATGCTGATGGCTTGCAGACGTATAGCATTTACGCCAAGGCTGGTAGTTTGAGCTTTTTGATGTTGCGATATAAAAACACATCAGGGCAATATTACGGCACCTATTTTGATTTGGCCAACGGTCAAGTAGAGACGGAGACAGCACAAATAATCGAGTCAAAAATAACGACTGTCGGAGGTGGGTGGTATAGGTGTTCCATAACGTTCAATCAAGCCTTGGAAATCGTTTTCGCCTATCCAGCGGATTCTGATGGAGGTATAGGAAACGCCGTCACAGGTGACATCTACATCCAAGACGCTCAACTTCAGACGGGAAGCGTAGCGACCGAATACATCCCCACCACCACCGCCGCCGTGACGCGCGACTGGAGTGCCTTCGGACGAGTACAAAACCAAGTGCCAGGGATATGCAACGGAACCCACACCCATACGGGCGCGGCATCGGGGTCGGGCATCGCCGCCACCACCATCACAGGATCCGGCTCGGGTGCCACCTTCGCCTACGACTTCGACACGCTCGGAGTCCTCACGACGCTCACCGCCGACGGCGCGGGGTCAGGGTACAAGGTCGGGGACAAGCTGTCTATCGACACGACAGAAGGCCATACCATCGAGTTCCGCCTCGTGGAGGGAAGCAATGCCGCCACGGTGTCGGTCAGCATGGGAGCTGCCAAGCCCAACAAGCCCATCCCGTTCCCTGTCTCCAAGATGCGCGTGGAGGGTCTCACCGATCGCACGGTCTTGTTCATGGACGAGCGTAGCCGCTACGTCTTCCCGAAGCCTACGCCCTACCTCTTGGATACCTACGAGGGAGCGGCGGC